CACCACTGGACAATACATCATCAATAATTGATCTGCGCCCTGTTTCCATCAATTCGGTGTAGTAATAGTTAATTTCGGCCTGAGACAATTCTGAGTCAACAAACATGCAATAATCATATTTGCCAGTAAAAGTATAAGAACCATAAACATCATAGCCGATATAAGCCGCCGCCGAAGTGGTGGAAGGTGTGGTTACTACCGCCGTTAGCGTTTTTTGTCCGCTATTCATGTAAACAGTGGCTGTCGTTCCATTTACTGTGACCGCTATAAAAACAGCACTTCCAGTTGTTATTGGTGTGCTTGTAAGAACAGTAACGGTAGAACCACAAGAATAAACTAAATAGCCACTTGTGTTTATGGATAAGGCAATTCCAACACTGCTTGATGCTCTATTACTCCATAAAACCTGATTGCTGGAATATGAACTAATCTTAACTACTCCAATATAACTAAAAGTGCTAGCTACTGCATAAGAGCCTAACGACACATAACCAGCCGTAAACGTTCTGCCATAAGTTAATCCAATATCACTCGTAACCCCCGCCGTGGTATTGGTTGCCGTTCCATCCAACGCAGAAGTCGTAGTATTACTGTCGGCTACGGTTGTGCTTGTATCCGCAAATAAATATTCGTGGTATGTTGAGGAATACGCCGAGGGAACCGTAGGGGCAGTTGCAGCACTTTTGGTATAAAAGCAAGGCAACATCAATGAATTTGCCATTGCTCCTATTCTTGCGGCAGAATGCATTTTTGTCCGCAGTTCAAGAAAATGAAAGGTAGCATAAGAATACTGGGAGACACCCGGCAAGGCCCCTACATACATTGAATAAGTCAGGGTTGTAGAAGGTGTCCAACTGCCTTTATAAATCAAAGAACCATTTATATAAAGATATACATATGACCCGTCATACTGTATCGTGGCTAGATATGTTTTTCCAGTTTCAACTATGAACGACGTGGTTATATTTGAACAATAGCCGTCTAACATTAAATAGCCCGCGGTGGTAATTGTTAAACCAAAACCATTTCCTGTACTTAGTGCACCATAAAAGAATAAGGTTTCCTGTGCAGAGGTATTGATTTTATTTATGGTGAATAAGCAGTTAATTTCCCTAGTAGAAGTTGTTGACGGGAAGTTTGTAGTATTCGCCCCCACCCAATAACCGCTTGTCCCGTCTAACTTTAACGCATAATCTCCACACCATCCAGCAACCGAAGAAACACCGCCAGTAGGCGTTAATGCGTTTTCAACCGCATTGCTGGAATAACTGGTCGCTGTATTGGGAATGGTCGCCCCGGAAGTGGTTTGGTTAAACTCCCAAAAGCCGATAGTATAGTCATCTAAATAACTGGTAGGATATGCCGCCGCAACATAACCCAATTCACCCGCTGAATTTGCATAAATTAGACTAGCGGCATTTGCAGTAAGGGTTACTGTGCCAGAGCCAACAGAAACTGGCGTATCATCAATAACTGCAACGCCAGAGCCAATTGTAGCTACTAGGCTAGATATAGAAGACATTTTTAAATCGCTAGCTATATAATCGCCTGTCCCTAGAGGGAAAGAAGCCGTGTCTGAGCTGGTCGAAGCATAAAAATAATTGATTTCCCTCGCCCCAGCAGAGGTCATTTCATAAATACCAATATCGCCCACCGCCGTTGTCCGTTTCTGGCTGTTTTGCAAAATAAGCGAAGTGGCATTATAAGTTAACGTCCGGGCCGTAGCCCAGCGAATTACTACAACTCCCGCTGTCCAGCCAGTTATACTAGTTACTGCTTCTGTGCCGCTTACAACAAAGGAGTTGCCGCCCGATGTTAGGGTGACAACTCCACTAGAACTCGTTATGCTTATTGGATTTGGTGTTTTTATTGCCCCGGTCATAGTTCCACCAGCAAGTGGCAAAGCATTATGAGAGGTTATTACAATTGCTCCATTGCTATCTATCGTTCCTATGGTTTCCCATGTTGCGGCATCGCTTGCTAATTGTTTTACAAGACTGTTACCGCTATCAAGCCATATCATCCCTGCAACGGAATAGCCTAGCGTGTAAGGGTCGCCAGAGCCGTAAAACATAGATTGTACTGCTTGTATTGCTGAGTTAAATCCTGTACGTACTGCCTTGCCTGTCCCATTAGCAACCGTTGTTATTGCTTGTGACATATCATCACTCTCCTTAGTATCCGATTGAAGTCCAATTGATTGATCTTGAAACCGCAGTACCACTATTGGTAATTGCGACTGTAAACCCGCTTGACGTTTGACTTGTTAACTTAATGGTGTCGTTTTCTTCTGCATCAAAAATCGTTATAGAAGGTTTCGGGACATTGTTGAATTTTTTCGTATAGGTAACGGTTGTCCCGCTGGTTGAAACGGTAATATTTCCACTCTCATACCTTGTGTCAACGGTAGCCGAAACTATGAACGACGAAACATACACGTTATAATCGCTACTGGTTGTTGCTAAAACAATACGGAAGTTAAAATAGGAACCATAATACTGTCCAGGAGTGAAATCCTGCCATCCAGTATAGGTTCCATCTGATAAAGCCACATTGATTTGAACAGTAGCCGAACCATAATTCGGGTCTTCATTATCCCAATAAGATAAAGCATCGACGCTTGTAACATCATCAAACTTTCCGTTGACCAATATAACGGAAACATCATAGGACGCTGTAAATGTAATTGCCTGGTCTTCATCCACATGAAAAATATGATCGGTCGGAATGGTATAAATCCCACTTGTAGAAATCCCGCCGTATTCGTCCCAATCGTCGATAGTATCCACATTGACGGTTATAACATCAACGTTATTAGCAGAACCAAGACAAAGTATATTGTCCTTTATCTCTGCACCACCGGAACAAGTGCCACTCCAATCCGTCCCAGTTTCGTCAATGCTTGAGATTTCATTGGTGGCTATTGTCGCCAGCGTACATTCAATTTCTTCCCAATCTGCCGAATAGGCAATATAGGTTTTCCCATTAAAGGTTTTCTGGAATACCGCCGCAATCCAATACGTGCCGGTAGATTGTAGCGTATAGCTTGTTGTGCTAACCCTACCTAATACCTGGGCTTCTGAGAATGTATCACCTTTACGAATCTCATAATAAATCGGCGACCGAAAATCGGTAACCGCATCCCATGATAAAACCGCTTGATTATTTGAGTAGGAAATAGAGAGATTTTCAACATCGTCCAGAGCTGAATACATAGCCGAACCGGCAATGGTATAGGTATATTCAGTTACGTCCGCTAAGTCTTCCACTCTTGCCCCGTAAATATTGTAGGAACAGAATTTCAGATAAACAGTTTTTCCTATATCCGCTTCGGTAAACTCATACTGAAAAAATCTATCCGAATCGATTCTTAGGAAATCGGATCCGCTGGCATGTTCGGCAATAGTTGTTCCGTATACGCCCCTTCTTAAATAAGAAAGGGTGTATTTATTTGTGTCCGTCAATGCTGCCGTTTCATAAGAAACAAGCTCACTATCAACATAGCAAAGCGTATTATAGTCGTCGGCATCGTCTTGGGTACCGCTGGCTAACTCGCCTAAGCTTTCCACTAAGCTGACTTTCAGCGTATTGGTTGTGTCTGGATCATCACCACTCGCTAACGCCGCGGTTAGAACGCCCTGTCTTGCCTTGGATGTGATTTCACCAACATTTTTGTAGGTGTCACCATCAGAAGAAAGATAAACATAACAACCGCCCCAGTTTTCGCTGGCGCCACTTACACCAGCCCAAACTTCATAGCCGTTGCCTAACTCGCTAGGCGGCTCAAAAATCACCGGCGTATTTACGCTGCCGGGACTTGTGGCGGTATTGGCTGAAGCTCGAACGGCAGATTGGGTTGTGTATTCAACTGTGCCGCTATTAGTTATACCAACTTCCTCAACTGTAAATGAAATTATTTTATTAGAATCAACATCCATAGAAATGATGCGAACCAATTCACAGTCAAGTCCAAGGTACTCATCCGTTATTTCTATCAAGTCCATTGGATCAAGCAAAATGAACGGAAAATATGGCGTTTTAAAAGTATATTGATTGCGATGGTAAATAGTTCTCTCAGCTATGTTTTGTACCACAATAGCAGCTATGGTTGACGTAGTAACGCAATCAAGCGTCACAGAATCGGCCTTTTTTAAACCGATATCATCAATGCAGGCCAAATCTTCACAGCTTACCACATCATCGGCGTACTCATCCGCCCTATTTTTAAAAGTGAGCTGTTGGAAATTATAAATATCACTGGTATCGTCTGTTCCGAGCTTCAGCGGATCGTCGCTATCATAAATAAAATCAGTATCGGTTAAGGAGTATATCGGATCCAAATCCGGCGTATAAGTTGCCCCGTTGCCAGTGATCGTCGAAGTACCGTAAGGAACCAGTTTTAGGGTTCCTTGGCTTGTTACCGGCTGTGAATTTGTAGCTTTGATGATGTTATTTAGTATTTCGGATGTTTCCGATTGACTGTCTATTGCAAGCGATAGGAATATGCCGCTTGCCAAACAATAATTTCGGTAGTCCGTCAAGTCTCCGATATAGTCAGTAGGGTAATTAATACCAAAAACATCATCGGTCAATAAACCTTTGATTATCCAGTACGGCTCACAGTCTAAATTACCAGAACCGTAGATATGCTTGCCAAATACCTCAAAGCCATAGGATGTAAGGTAATTTGACGATCCCAGGCTAATATACCCGGCAGCATACGCCAAATACGGATATACCAGTGCATGATTATCCGATACGTTATATCCATAATAAGTATAGGTATAGGTAATAGTTTGATTGGTGAATACTGGGCTAAATGTAAAAGTTAAACTGGATGAGTTAAAGCTGTAATAATCGCTGTCAACGCTTACCGACTTAAGGCTACCGAAAGTATAGCCTGTGGGAACGGTAATTGTTATTTTATAAGAATTGGCCGAAGATACAACGCCCGAGCCACTTCCGGTATATGTTGTCGTTCCGTTATGTTTACTTGTCATATACGACCACGGGTCTTGATCTTTCGAACCATAGAACACTGATAAATCGTCTTCGGTGTCTAAGGCATCCCCGTCCGAATCATAATACAATGCCTTTATGGCCGCTAGCGTCGTACTATCGAGTGACCAGTTAGAATTTATAGCGTGTTTTTCATATGCAGTACTGGAATCCCAAATTCGGCCTATGCCGCCTATTTCTCCCTCGCACAACCCAATAGCAGCCGCTACTTCATAGGTATAACTTTCAGTAGTGACACCACCCTTGCCGCTTGTAGTAGAGTTCGTTACGACGGTAAAATCCATATAATCGATACAATTTCCGCTAATTTTATGCGTACCAAAAATGATGTTTATTGGCTCACCAAAAGAAGATGTAGTTATGTCCAGGCAATCATATTTTGTTCCTGTTGTTACTGTTGAACCACCCAATTACACCACCTAGCTTTCCGGCCAAAACGAATATACAGCCCTTTGCCTTTTAGGTAATTGGCCTTGCGTGTTGTCAGTGTAAACAACTCCAAGCCGAATATAAGAATGGATGATCTTAGGATAATCAATCACAATGGACCCGTGACTAATGCATCGCCCATATTGATATAAAATTACATCGCCAGGCAGTGGGTCACGGTTTTTAACTTCGTGACTATATTTGCTAACCCAACCCAAATATTGTTCTTCGCTATGATGTAAATGCCACGATGATGAATAATGCGGGATTTCAATATGAGGTACTAACCCGCATCGCTCAAATACTTCAAGGATAAATAGACCGCAATCAACTCCACCATGTTTTACACGGGCTTCATTATGATAAGGCGTACCTAGCCAAGATATTGCTTCTTCCACCACGGCCTGTCTTTGCTGTTTCTCTAATTCAGTCATGAAATTAACCTCCACTTACCCGCGGTACTGGAATAAATGGCGTTCCGCGGTAGTTATCGTAATTGCTAAACCGACTTTTACAGAGCGCCATTGTATGATCACAGCCCGCTATAAACTTTACCTTGTTCCCCGTTTCGGGTGTATATTCCAGCGTCCACATAAGATTCAGCGTTGCTATCCCGGTACTAGAATCATAAGTATGAGATTTTATAGTCCGGCTCAGTCCATAATTATCACCGGTTTTAAATTTGACATAGCCGCCTTGATAATAAGATGCAGAATGGGCGCAAGACACATACAATGTACTTTTTGTACTACTTGCGAGTAATGTGTATTGCTCTGTCCAATCATCTTCATCTAAGCCGCAAACATAACCGTATAGGCAATTTACGCAGCCCGCCTGGTATAAGTTAGGCGGGCTCTTTGTCGATAAAATATCATTAAAAGATTTTATTTTTAATTCAGCCTTGCTTCTGCCGGCAGATTCAACTTCAGTCCGGCCGGCAAATAATAGTAAACGATAATCTTCGGTAGCCGATAAGGCCCAACTTTCCATAAACACCTGATAATATTCGCAAACTGCATATCTGAATGAACCAGAGCGTAGTGCCCGGGGAATATAAACGCTCTTTTCGTTAATTGTCAACGTATCAGTGTCGTAGTACATGGTTAACGATAATTCATCCACCGAAAAGCCTAACGATTGCTTAAAATCCCCGGTGTCAATTGGTAGCGGACTATAATTATAGCTTCCACACTTGAACGTATAAGGCAAAGAAGTGAAACGGAATATGGTTCCATCAGTTAGGGTAAAAACAAATAATTCAGCCATGCATAAGCTAGTGGCTGAATTAAGCAGAGTAAGCAATGTAGTTGAACAACTTTTCATAATAACACCGACTTAAACAGCACTGTTGGGGCTGTCCAAATATTATTTACTAGCTCTTCAAATTCCGTTTCATCCTCGGTAAATCTACACCGATAATAAAAACCACCGGACCAATAGAGTTTACTATCGTCCGGTGCTGACGCAAACGTTATTTTGCCTTTTGTCGTCCAAGTGAAATCCGTTGTTTTTGTATCGCCTATATAAATCGTCGGTTTCTCTGCTAAACCAATCACGGGCTCAATAAAAGCCCCATAGCTGCGGCAAAGCTGGAAAACTGTTGTTGACCCATCACCTTCGCCAAATACTTGTTTTAAGCAGGTATTATCGTACAAATCTTGATAAAGCCAATCGCCCCATTTTCCATAGCGATTCAAATAAAAGCCAATAATCTGTTGGATATCATCGGTAGCTAAGCTTTTATCTATCAAGTAATCATAAGCTAAAGTAAATGTCCATCGTGGGTAAGGCCGCAGTGATAGAGTTTTATCTACCCCTAACGTACTGGTTTGCTGCAATGTAACAAACTCCGGTTTTTTCTTTATACCTAATGCCAGGCCATTTAAGTCTGGAAATACTGCGTCACTCATTTATGGCCTCCCCCATTTACTGGCATTTTTTATATTCAAGCTTCGACTAACCTTAGCAAGCCCCTGGGTAACTTCACGGCTATTATTTTGAAGCACTTGTCCAACTCCCTTACCATCCATTGAGGTAATATTGTAAGTTGGGTTATGGCTTATCTTCGGCACGCTGAATTGTTGGCTATTTCCACTGCCGAAAAGACCGCCGTTTTGTGCCGCCGTTCTCAAGTTCTCTGAAACGTCAGCAGGGAATATTGTTTCGCCTTTATGCACCTGGGCCAGCGTATCTTCCGGCAACTCCCATGAACCTACATCATAACTAGGTAGACTCGTTGTTGCGCCGGAACCATAGTAAGAAGACGACGAACGGGTGGTTGTGCTGGACGATGAACTGGATCCACCACCGAACAGAGCGGATAAAGCATACATAATAGCCGCCATTTCAAGCATGGCCGTAAGCTCTGTACCTATATTGGTTACAGCCTTTTGTGAAGCTTCTGTATCAGCGGTTTCCTTTAATTTATCTGCTTGTTGAGTAATATTGATTTTTTTATTTTCAATGCCCTGAGTTATAGAAACTTCTTTATTCTGCTGCGAAAGAGTTTTAGCCAGCGACTCATCCGTAATGCTTGATAAATTGGTAGATAGCGTTTGCGCAGAACTTTTTATTTTACTATTAGCTTGATTTTGTCCCAACACCAATTTATTCAAATTAGCCGTCCATTTTTGGGCAAAGTCTGAGCTGTACTGTTGGGCTACAGCCTTCCAGAGGCTACTAAAAATACTCTGCATCGCCTCTTTGAATGACTTTGTTTTAGTAAGGATGCTATTCATAGCCTGTTCGACACCGGACTTATAGGCATTTAGTGCTGCTATTTGGTAGCGATTCTCATACTGATATTGTTCCAGTGCTAACTGTTTAATCTTAGTGTAATATTCTTTTTCTGCTGATAATTTAGTAGAAATTGTTGACCGTAGCTTTGCAGCATCTGTCGAGTTATCTTCCATCAGCTTTTCACTTTTAGCCCTGTCTTCTGCCGTGACAGCGTTACAATAGTCTTTGTAGTATTGTAGCTGTTTGGCTTTGTCTATAGCATTTTCGCCGATCTCTGCTGTGGCTTCCGTTTCTGCTGTATCATATGTTTGTTGAGCCATCTGCTTTTCGCGGGTTATCTTTTGGGGCTTATCTTCGGAGCCTAACGCTTTATCAGGTGTAATTTCCTTTTTCTCCGAAATGTGTTGGATTTCCATTGCCTTTTTTTCTAGTGCCGAACGCTCTTTCATTGCGGCAAGCTGATTCTCAATGAGCTTTGTTTCGGCTTCTATAGCGGCTTTACGCTGTTCATACCATTCCTTCGACTCTGCTAACTTGGTATTGACCTTTTCTAAAGCGAAATAAACTTTTTCTTCGTCAGCCGATAAAGGCGTCCCGTCAGCTTTCTTTTTAGCAATTTCTTCCTCAATCTGCGCTTTTTTGTCCGCAGATATTTTGGACATAGCTTCTTCGCGGTCATACTTAGCCTGTTCTAGCTCTAATTCTTCTTCGACAATCTTTTGTTTACGCTCATATTCGCCTTTGTTGAAGTCAAGCGTTTCATGATGCTTTTTATCATCAGTTTTGGGCGCATCGGCTAGAAAATAATTATATAGATACAGGTCATCATTAGCGGTAAACTTCTTACCTTGGCTTTCCTGGTCATATTTAGCCTGCTCTCTAGCTGTTTCATATTCCTGTTTGGCCTCTTGGTATTCAGTTTCGCCCGTGCCGCCAGAACGACCCTTCCTACCTTTTTTCTTACTTTCCTTATCAGATACAGTTCCGGTGTTAGTATCAACATCATCAATAGTAGTACCTTGTTGCGCTTTTAATGCGGCTATTTTGGCCGCGGCGGCTTTGATTGCATCTTGCTGGTTTACTTCCTCGGCAGTTAAAGCAGTATTTAACTCATTTGATGATTGAGTTTCCTGTTGAACTGCTTGATTTTTATTATAATTAGCAAATACCCCACCATATTGCCCGCCAGTGCCGATCATACCAATACGCATAGAATCGCTATCGGCAGCAACAACAGTCTGCTTATCGGCCTCATTTTTAGCTTTCAAATCAGCCAATCTTGCTAATC